TTCTGAGTAAAACAACTTCATCCGATCATACGCATCCCGATTCGATGCATATGTACCATAAGCATGGCCTATCAAAGAGAGCATTGTATCTACCACATCCCTTGTTCTCGTTACCCGTCCCCATACCGATCGCACCAGAAATTCTCTTGATTCTCGGAACGGTAAAAAAAAAGGCTGACCAGGATCTCGATTCTGATTCACTATTATCTGATGTTTTAAAAATGTTGCCCCACACTCAACTATCCATCCCGCTGAGGTTTTCGAAGCAAAAGAAACGCCATCCTTCATATCTCTTACTTGCACCCGGAAATGATCCCACATAAATTTAACGAAAGCACTCCCCGAAAAGTAAATCGCGCCCTTCCCTAAACCTTTTCGATACAAGTGATCATCTCCATACACTATCAACGCCACCACGGCTAAAAGATCCCGTTCTAACTCCTCCTGATCTTCTTCTGGTGCAGTATGAACCTGCCACACACAGAAGAGTATAATATACATTCCCATAATCCATGAATCCATATGAGAAGTATTATACGCTCCAGATGGGACCCCTCCCTTTGTAGCTCCCCAGATTGAGCCCAAAAGCTGAGTTAATCGCACTATCATATTCTTTAGAAGAAACTTGACTATCTTCTCAAAACATGCATAATCTGGGCTTTGTGGATCTATAAAATTCGACATCGTTGACCAATAAAGATTTGTCCACAACTCGGCCACCGTTTGATCATACAACTTCGCATCTCCCTCCACCAATTCCGGACTCCAACAATTAGAAAGATCTATTCCCAGACAACGTGCCAATGAGTCAGCACCTCCATGAGACCATCTATGACCTATTCGTATTACCCAACCACGTTCTCTCATGTGCCTTATATGCGATACCATCCTTTCCATCAGAATATACAACGAACAAGGAATATTAAAAACTCGTAACTTCTCTTCAAACCGTTGCCATTGTTCCTCTGACCATTGCTTCCCGAAGTCAAAGAAATTCTCATCCTTGGGCGGAACCACCCATGGAATATTTGGCTCCTCCCCAGTACGAAGGAAACGTAATATTGCATCCACTTCTTGTTCGAAAGTATCTATTTTTTTCCCTTTCGGAGACACTTTTATTTCTACAGGATGTGCTTCTGTAGGATGTATCGTAAAACGCTTCCCCTCACTATCACCATTAGATGCCCCCATGTACATATCCTTTAATTGCGCAAAGGACAGTTTCCACAGGTTTTTTTTTGTCAAATCTACTCGCATTTTTCGATAAAGAACATCCATCGCCTCATTTAAATACACTAAAGGCTCTCGTGGGAGATTTTCTATATTTTCTCTTGCCATCGTTAGAATCGCTTTCGCCAATTTTCTAGGATAAAGATTTGCCATAGCTGCGACCACATGTGGATGCCCATTCGTTTTTCCACACGCCCAATGGTACATTGATTCTCTCCGAAGACATAAACTCCGTAATGAACAGACTTCTTTTGTTTCTCCCCATATTTCTTTCATCATTGACCACGAAACATTCATATAAGGAAATTTGTATCGCATATACTTGAAATCTGCTCGTTTCAAAGCATTCGTTATCCTCGGATCTAACGCAC